AGATGCTCCTTATACAACTATTAATTTTTATCTTATTGCGAAAGGCCCAGAAGGGAATGTAACTGATATGTTCCTTTTGTTACTTTCGTTGTCACCTAATTTACCATAAAATTCTTTCATGTAATATTCTTTTCTTTCAATATCTCCCGCTGATTCAAAAAGCATAGCTTTAAGATAATCCACTACTGCTAAACTAAGCATATTGTTTAAATTAACATGAGAAGTAGCACTTGGAGAAGAATCTTCTTTAGGTATCTGAGTAATTGTAATTCTTTCAGAAGCAGTCTCAGTAGTAAATGTAGTTGCACTATCAGTAAGTGTATTAGAACCTGCCCCAGTAGTGGTATAATCACCGTCATTGCTAGCGGAGCCTTGCACTCTTATTTTATCAGTAGAAGCAAACCCATCATTAGTACCAGCCCCGGTAATAACATTGCCTGAAAATGATATATCAGTCCCAGAAGCAACAATTGTTGTAGTCTCTAATGCTTCAGATACAAATGGTTCATTGAGAGCAGTGTATTCAACTCTTAGACCATCTGCAATATCTTCGTCAGGATACATTAACTCCTTACCTCGAGTTCTTAATACTCCATTTTGTGTAATCCTTTCATTACTTGAACCACCAAGCAACTTATAAAGAAGCAATTCTCTGCCTCTTAGGTAATAAAACCATTCTCTATCTACATAACTACTCATGGTGATGTATCCTCAATTATATAACTAGGACGACTAGTAATCCTTTTAATCCTTTTATATTTACCATCACTTGTATCTTTGATACTAATATTTTCAATAGCTATCATATCTGCAGGTAATACATAAATATTATCATCACTATCTGATGATTTAATAATATCTTGTTTATTTACTTTTATCTTTTCTTTACTATTTGATTGTATTAAATGAATAGCATCTTTTATCCAAGCTATTGCTAATGTTTCTTGGTCAATGCCAGCTCTTTCCATCGCTTCTAGTACTGTCATGCGGCCTCCAATACTTCTATTCTTTTCTTTAAAGCATCATTAGATTCTGATAATTCTTGTATTGATTTTAATAGTAAGGGGACAAATTTGGAATAATCCGCTCCTTGAGCATCAATAACACTTTCTCCATCATCATTAACAGTCATAGCATCCTTTTCACCTCTGATAGCATAAGGAACTATTTCTGCTGCTTCATGAGCAATAACACCAGTTAATCTTTTTGATGTATTCTTCTTCCATGCAAAATCATATAGTTTAAGTTTATTAATAGTTCCTGTAGCATCTACTATATCTTTTAAATCCGTTTTGAGTCTATAATCAGAACTTGTATTAAAAGCAGTTGCATTTCCATCTAGAGTTATGCTTCCAATTTCACCTCCTGAATCATGAAAAGATATAGCTCTAGCTCCATCTACATCAGCATCAGCAGAAAAATCAAACCTTGCTAAAACATCAGCAGTATCAACAGTGGCATGATTATCTAAAACGTGCAATAGGTTATTCGTTGCAGTTAAAATATCTGCATCAGTTCTTACAACTAATGAAGATGTTGCGGAACCAGTATTTCCACCAATGGCGACATTCGACAAACTACCATCTATTCTCATTACTTCAGTAGCTGCTCCTCCATCATTTACTTTAAAAATAATGTCTTTATCACTAGTAATATTTTCTATGTAAGCATCATCTGAAGATGTATATATATTTAAATCTTTTCCAGCCCCAATTGCTAGTTTCGTAGCATCAACAGGAATCCAAACATAATCAGTCCCACCTTCGAGTAATTGCAACATTTGAACATTATCAGCATAAAAATCTACAACTCCATCAGCTGATTCTTGTATATAAGTTGTTCCTCCCCCGTCTAAAAAAAGTTTATTAAGAGCTTGTATTGCTAAAGAATCACTTGCTCCTCCACCTCCTTCTGTTAGTTCTAATATTGTTTGGTTGCCTACAACAAAATCCATCTTGTCAGCTGATACTTCATGTATATAAGTATCACTTCCAGCATCTAGATATAATTTATCTGTTGCGTCTATTGCTATTGCAGTAGTTGATATTAATAGTGAAGAATCAGTCCCATCACCATCTTCCACTTTTCTTAATGTTCCATCTATACCACCTGACTCTATTTTTAATAATAGAGGGTATGTATCTTTTATTGCTGTACTTGCTAAAGTCGCCATTTCAGTATCTCCTTATTAAGGCGTTATTCTTTTGCTATTATCCATTCTATCTGTGATTTGCCTGCGCTTTTGACAAAAACTTCATTACATTCTAAAAGTGTTCCATCTCCTCTTAGATGCACACTTCCTCCTCCCTGTATTGATATGTAATAATTACCACTTGTTCCATTTAGAGAAACCAACATCCTATCCCCAGATATGTTTCTTATATATAGAAATGCTAAGTCACTTGTATCTGTTGTTAATTGCACTGGAGTTGAAGTAATGTCTAATACTCCACTCCATAATTCACCAAATAAATCCCAATTATCATCTTGGTCGTCCCAAGTTGCATCTTGATGAGCAAATGATGTCCAACCATCTCCCCATTGAGTTGCATTAATAGTTGCAATACCTTTTCCACCTAAAGTACCATTGGGGCTAGCTTGAAATGATGTTTTCCTTATAGAAGTTTCTTCCATCTCAAGTGATTGAGTTGGGACTACATAAGTGCTAAATATTACTCTTCTTGCGTTGGGCATTATGTTGCCTTGTAATGTTCTGCGGTTGAAGTTCCGCTTGCCGTTTTTACTCTTACATCAGCGTCTGTACTAATTTCTGATGCAAAAGCCTCATTTTCAGAAAGCAATATTAAGTAATTGTTATTATCTAAAGTAACTAGAATATCAGTAGAGCCAGTATTTTTTACATATACAAAATCTGAACTTACTGCTATTTGAGTCGCTGATGTTGATATAATAGTGCCAGTTGAGAGAGTTCCAGTTGCTGAAAGAGTAGCACTTGTTTCAGTATCTCCTGTTAATTTTCTACCACAATCACTATCTAAATAGTATCTACCACCAGAAACAATTTGTTCTTGTGGGGTGCAGTGGTTTTTGTACCTGACTTTATATGTAGTTGCCATTATTCTTTCTTAGATGCTCTAGAAGACATCATAGTTGCTAACATTTTTGAATTATTTTGAGTATATGCGCTTACTTCTGATATTGACCATGTATAATATTTTTCTGCATCCATTCCATACTTTTGAGATATTTGTAATTTAGTTTGATATTCTTGTATTTCTTTATTGACTTCAGCTGAAAAAGCAGATACGTCTGCTTGGTATTTTTGAATTAAACTGTTATTATTATTAATAATTTCTTGCATTTCATTTACAGCGTTTTGAAGTAACCTTTGCTGACTTCGGTCTTCATTCCCTATGGATACTTGTAAATCAGATTGAGCCTGAGCTATATTAACTTGATTAGCAACTTGTATTTCTTGCATTGATTCTTGTACCGCTACTTGATATTTTTGTAATTCAGTATTAAAGCTATTTAGCTTATCTTGCATAGATTGAGAATATGAACTTATATATGTACTTATTTTATTTAATTGGACAGCCGCTAATTCGCTATCTTCTTCATCTTCTATAAATTCACCAGCAACAGAAAACCATTTAGAAAAATTAAGAAAATCAGCATCAGTCCCATATCCTGCGCTATCCGCATCCATAGTAGCTGTTAAACTTTCAGAAGCATCGCCAACAGTTGGAGATGAATATGTTGGAGCACTCCCTGTATATACAGATGCCGATGAAAGAGTAGCCGTTGTAAAAGTAGGAGATGTTGCATCTTTATCGCTCGCAGGCCCACTATAACTCACAGTTGCTAAACTTGGAGCATCAGGTGGTACTGAATATAATGATATTTCAGATGTCGGAAGTTGAGCGGATGAAAGTTTGGTAAACTCACTCGAAGCTGCTCTAAAAACAACTGCATTTCTTAAATCAGAATTATCGTCTATTAAAGAATAGTCTACATAAAACACATAACCAGCATTACTTCCATCCGTGGCTGGAGCAAAATGAACAGCTCCTTGCTTATGAAACCACACTGGATGTTTAGCAGTTGCATATTTTAAACTTGTAGAATCCAAAGCCCATATTCCCTCAGACATTGGTATTTCTCTACAACTATATCCATTTCTTTGAACATCCGTGACAGAATCGTTCACTGAAAATGAAATTGCACTACCATCTGTTGAAGCCGATGAGGCTTTCTGTGCAAAGTGTAATAAATTTTTTGGAACGCTTGATACTACGAATTTTTGAGCAGAGATAATAAACTGGTCATCAGCGTCCGAAACCCCAGTGATATTCTCTATATCTAATTCGATATTTGTTGTTGCCATATAAAATCTTTGTTTATATATAGGGGGCCGAAGCCCCCCATATATTGTTTTGATGCTATATAATTAAGCAATCATTAGATTGATTAAATTATATTCAGCATCAACAACAGTACTTGCCATTGATTGACCAACTGGTTGTAGTACGTCATCACTACCAACTTCTACCGCTCCAGCATCATTACCACTACGAGTTACATTTTGTCCTAAGACAATCGTGCCTCCAGCTAATACTGATTTGGGGCCTCTAACCTGAATCCAACCATAATAATCATCTGTCATGTCGATATTAGTTGCACCAACTATGCATCCTGTTTCAGCAGTGGGAGCGACAATAACGTCTTTATATACATTTTGACATATTCCCAATTCTGAAGCAGTCGCTAAAGCTGTAGCAACTCCACCATAGACTGTTATTATAATAGATGGGTCAGTTGAATGGTCGTGCGCTGGATGAGATTTAATCAACCAAGATTGACCTTCTCCAGTTGCATCATTTACCCAAAGATAACCGCCTTGATACTGATTTGCAGTAATATCGGTATCTCCTTGAGTTTCAACAGAAATAGCTGTTGTTTCAGCATCTGAATCAGCACTAACAGCAGCCGTCGCAGTCATTTGACTGTGATTAGCTATAATGCTAGCTTTTTGCTGAAGCAATTTACCAGCTGTTACAGCTCCATCCATTTGAGCATATTTAAATACTCTGTCACCTATATGCAACGTACTTCCAAGAGGAAATAGTTGAGAAGATGATTCACTGTAAGGGTCAGCGTCGGCTAAATCGGCACCACCAGAAGCAGCAACAGCAGCTCCAACGTAAGGCTCGTTTGAGCCTAAACCGTTCCAAGGTGGAATTACATACCCACCAAGAGGTGCGATTCCAGCGCTATCTGCAACTGGGATTGCTCCATTCTTCTTTAATCGACCTTTAACACCTAGTTTGTTGTCGAACTTATTTTGACCATATAAAGGATTTGCCATGATTTACCTCCTATTTCCAGACCGCATGGGCTTCTGGCATTTGCCATTCCATACCGGCCTCAGTTTGAATTAAATCAACCCTACGGTCAACGCCACTGTTTTCTAATGTCTGTACACCAACGTAAACCGCTGTATCACGATTTAATCCGTTACCAACTAATGGTCTATATTTACAATATTTCATATTAGCTGCTAACATCTTTATGTTAGTCCCATCCAAGTGAACATTACGAGCCACATTCATAACTCCATAAGGAGTATAAATCTGTGTAATGTCAACTCCATAGACATTCTTCTTTCCACCAATACTAAAGTCAGCTCTACCAGCAATTTGATTCGAAGCTACACCAACATCGGTCTTCGCTATATTTGCAGTAAAGTATCCACTTAGTTTGTGCAACCAATTATAAACATCGGTTGGTACTAAGAACAGAGTTGCGTTCGCATTGTTGTATCGTGGGTCTAGGAATTGAGACATGTCATCAAGAAAATCATCTTGAGCTTTTGAACCAGTTCCACCCATTCCACTTCCACTAAAGATATTTCCATAACTTAAGATGAAGTCTACAGCTCCTTGAGTGTATTGAACACTATCAACAGATGCTTGAGAACCAAATAATAACGATGTCTCAATATCCCATTTATGTTCAATCAACTTTTCACGCCAGATTCGTGCAAACTCATTTGGCTCATACTTGAGAACGGTAGCACGTGTTGTGTTATCCATTGCCATAGCAGTTTTCCAAATTTGAGTA